CCCTAGGGGGCTCCCTGGCGCTGTGACGTGATTCCCACGTTGCATTACCATGAGAAAGGGTCCATCTCGTATGATCGACTCGTCAGTTACTGTTAACTTCCAGTATAAGACGGTCACATCGTTTCCCTGGATTGATGATAGCGCACGGTATACAAACACCGTTGATTTTGCTAGCATCAACCATTATCCCCTAGATACTCAGGGGGATGACGGCGGTCCTTTTATCCTTATCAGGAATCAGGACAGTCCAGTGTTTCACGACTACACTGCCAGCAAGTACAGAGGGCTGGTAACCTGTCAGTTACGGACCAGTACGCAGTCTCCAATGTCTGCGTATTCAAGTCCTTCTGACAGCGCCTTGATGACGATGGGCACAAAAGCCATCGCTGCAAGTGCGCCGACCAATCCGTCGTTCGATTTATCAACTGCCCTAGGGGAGTTGAGGAACGAAGGGTTGCCCCATATGGTTTCCGGCTTCGGTTCCTTAATGGAACGAAGCAAGATCGCTCGCAACGCAGGTAGCAATTACCTGAATGTTGAGTTCGGTTGGAAACCGTTGATCAGGGATGTTCGATCGTTTGCAAACACGGTCAAACAGTCAGGTGCGTTATTGGATTCGTACCGTAAAGGTTCGGATGTCAAAACGCGTGTAGCATACGAGGGTACCTCCGGGCAAGAAAGCCGTATCACCTATGGTGCGGTGAACTGTTCGCCTACACAGGCGAACCTTGGAGGTAGCGGGTGGGTATCCGAGTCGAGAGAATATCGTCACTGGTTCCGTGGTGCTTTTAGGTACCACATCCCAGTGCGTGACTCAACGCTTGGAAAATTCCAGACCTGGATGTCAATGTCCGACCATTTGTTAGGTTGGAAAGTGACTCCAGAAACACTCTGGAACATCTCACCCTGGACATGGGCCGCCGACTGGGGGATGAATATTGGTGATGTTATGACCAATATTTCTAACCTTGGGAAGGACGGCCTCGTGCTCCAGTACGGGTACCAGATGGGTTCAACTCATCTCCGTACTGTTGCCCAGTCTCGACTGGGTTCGGAAAATCCGTTTTGGGTCTCTCGTTCTTCAACGAAAGACTACCTGAGACGGGTTCCGAGCACGCCTTATGGTTTCGGCGTCAATACTGCTAACCTATCAGGAAAGCAGATCGCCGTCATGGCGGCGTTGGGTTTGTCTAAAACATAGACGATCCAACGTTGCAACCTCAGCACCGGTACATATGTCGGTGTGAGAGGCTGGCTCTTCGAGTCAGGACTTCCACGTTCCGGTCTAATCCCCGGATCTACATGAAAGAGGACTGCCTCCATGGCATTCACCGATCCACAGAGTGTGACGATCAATGCTGTCGCACAGACGTTGCCCCGAATCTCTTCGGGTGTCAACACTGGCTCGTTCCAAAAGGACGATGCTACGGTCAAGCTCACCGTTTCGCATACATACGCGAAAGGTCGGGCTCGCCGCATGCTTCGGCTCGATCACTCCAAGATCGCCGCTGACCCGCTTATGGCGGGTATCAACGTGCGAGCTAACGGGGCTGTGTACATCGTGACGGATTTTCCGAACACGGGTTACAGCCTCGCTGAGGCTAAGCAGATCGTGGACGCCCTTACGGCGTACCTGACTGCTACCTCTGGAGCGCGTGCCACCCAGCTTCTGGGTGGAGAAAACTGACGTGTTGCACCTGGTTGATGACCAGGGCGACACGATGGAGATTCCAGTAGTTCGGGATCTCCCTCAGTCACGCTCACACGTCGACCTTCTAGCGTACGTGGCTGTAGCACTTTTGGTGCTATGGTCGCTCACGTGCGTTACGTTTGTAGCCGTTCTGGCTATAACGTAAGGGTCGAATTTCTGCGGATTAGGAGGCAAGGATCGCGATCTCCCTGAAAGGGGGGCACGATGAAAAGCCTGATAGTCCTGTGGAAGCATCTGGCCGATGAACTGGCCGGATGGTGTCACGTCAGCACCACTCTCGACTACAAAAAGCTCGAGAGGCGTGTCGAACATGAGGGTGATCAGTTTCTTATGATCACTCTTCCTCGCTTTGGCAAGGACTTCTTACGAAGTCTGGAGCTAGGCAAGGTCGATGCACAGTCTTTCCAAGGTTTCAAACGGAAAGATGGTCTCCCCCTATTTCTAGGAGGTTTCCTGCGTCGAGTGTTCGACTGTGATAGTGGAGTGCTGCTTGACGAACCCTGCTTGGATTCCATCTTCGCGATACACCAGTTAACTCAGGTGTACAAGAAGATCGAGCGACCGGTCAGTGATGATCGGGTAGCTCGCACCTTGCAAGGGTTCGTTCAGGTAGAAGAGGAAGTGGCTTCCGCCGACGAAGTACTGCGCAAAAACACCGAACTCATGGAAGAGTTCATGCGCATCGGCGGTTTGCTATGGGCAGACGTGTTTACCGAAGTGGATCGAGAGATCCGTGACGGTACGCTTATGCCCAAGCATGGTCCCGGTTCAACCGCTGACGGTCTTTTCGGTAACGAAAAGTACAATCAGATCGAGTGGACCGAGCGTCTCGAGGTAGTTTTCCCTTTCCTCGAAAACGCGCTCCCCGGGTTCAGTTACGCCCGGGAGTTGGATCATGTCACCTTCCTGGAGCCTGAGGCGGAAAGACCCGTAAAGGTCGTGACCGTCCCTAAGACTCTGGAAGCCCCGCGGATCATTGCTATCGAGCCAACCTGCATGCAGTTCATGCAGCAGGCCATTGCTGAAGCAGTGATTCAGAAGCTTGAAAGCCGTAACATCGGTCTCAATACGAGACAGAATGCGGCTTATGGCTTCGTTGGATTCTCCGACCAAAACCCAAACAGGGATATGGCCAGGATTGGGAGTCGTGACAAGACTCTCGCGACACTCGATATGAGTGAAGCATCCGATAGGGTTTCCAATCTGCATGTAGAGCTCCTTACTCGTAGGTGGCCTGCTTTATCGCAGGCTGTCCAGGCGGTGAGGAGCTCAAAGGCAGATGTGCCGACGCAGGGGATTATTCCCTTGTCTAAGCACGCTTCTATGGGCTCCGCGTTGTGCTTTCCGATGGAGGCTATGGTTTTCACAACCTTGGTGTTCATCGGGATTCAAACAGCGCTCAGCACCCGCTTTACCCGCAAGGATATTTTAGCCTTGCGGGGTCAGGTGCGTGTCTACGGGGACGATATAATCTGTCCCGTAGATAGCGTCGATTCCGTGATCAGTACCTTGGAGGCTTTTGGCCTTAAGGTGAACACTGGCAAGTCATACTGGAACGGGAAGTTCCGGGAGTCTTGCGGCGGGGACTACTATGACGATGAGTGGATCACACCCATTCGAGTTCGTAGGGATTTCCCGACGTCACGGAAGCAAGCGCCAGAAGTTGCGTCGATGGTATCTCTCAGGAATCAGTTGTATTTCGCTGGTTTCTGGAAGACCTGTCGCTGGTTAGATCGGAGAATAGAGGAACTGCTTACCCTCTACCCGGTCATCGCTTCCACTGCCATGTGGGAGGATGGTGCTGAAAGCACTATAACCAGAAGCAACCTCCTAGGTCGTGCGTCTTTCTTGCCCCCTCAGGGTGAGAGGATGCACCGGGCACTGCAAAAGCCCCTTGTCAAGGGCTATGTAGTGTCCGCCAAGATTCCTCCGTCAAACTTGGAGGGTCCTGGGGCTCTGGTGAAGTGGTTCCTGAAGAGGGGTGATGAACCCTTCCAGGATAAGCGCCACCTGGAGCGTGCAGGGCGTCCGCGATGCGTCGACATCAACATCGCGTGGAGATCACCAGTTTAACCGGTGATTCCAAAGTCCGTGTTGCCTAGGCACACGGCTGGAGACCTCGACCGCAAGGTCGGGGCAGGGTGAAACATCCCTGGTGGGCTATCCCACACATGGA